ATGTTGTATGTGACCCAATAACAGTTGGCATTGTTACAACAGTAGTAGGCGCTGGCCTTAGCTTTGCTGCATCTGCATTAGCACCAAAACCTAAGCTGCCGAAACGGTCTGACCCAGCGCAACAACAGCGCGGCGGTGATGTAACAGGTGCCAGCGTTAATGTTGAAAATAGATTTACCAATGTTGATGGTTTTACTTCAGTACAACCGCTTGCAAGATTAGGCGAAATAATGCCTTTAGTATTTGCAAATCGTAGGTTAGGTTTAGGTGGCGTAAGGGTAGAAACAAAATTGCTGTGGTCTCAATTATTAAGTCAAGGCGATGGTCAAGAATTAGTAGTTGTACTTCTTGCAGGTGCTGGGGTATTAGATCAAATACCGAATATTAAAGGTTTTGCTATTGGCGATAGCTTAATGCAAGGGTATCAAGCAAGTAAGTTTGCAATTTATTTTAAACGTGGCGTACCAGGTGAAAAGCGTTTAAACACATTAAACAAAATAGCAGGGGATCTTAAAGAACGCGGCATTGATGCGTTTGGAACAAATTTTTCTAATGAGGGAATGAAACCATTATTTAGCGGGGTGCGAATACCAACAACGATGACACAGTTTGGTGCGTACCAACCTTTACGTAATGGACAAAGCTATCGATTACCGTTTAAACGTGTACGTGTATCGTTCCCACCATTTGTAAATCCAGGTTCTGGCGGTGATATTGCAGGAGCATTACGAGAATGGGAAAAAACACAAGAAGCAGCTACTAAAGCGGACATAGAACGAAATAAAATTGAATCATTTTATGCTTGTCGCACAGCTATTATTACAGTAAACGAACAAGCACACGATTTAAGTGCTGGTGGATTTCAAGATGTAGACGTAGCGGTTGGAACTAACTTTCAATTTCATATATTGGGAGGCAATGTGACGAATATATTTAATGATTTTGGCGCACAAGACATTGCGGCAAAAGATAATAATTATCGCTTATCATGCGATGAGGTATTAAGTATCGGCGAAACATATTTAGTGGGTGATGTTGAGGCAGCTTGTATAGCAGCTTCCCCATCCGATGCGCCATTTACACCTGCGGCAACAAAAGTTTATGTTTTTAAAGCGTTAACAGCAGGTAAAGTGCGTCGGGTAGCATCGGCAATTGCAGGGCATGGCCCAGACTTTCGCGCAAATAATCTTGGTGGCAGAACAAACCCGTGTACTGGTTCTACAATATCTAAATTAGCTGTAGCGCATATTACAACAACACGCAAAGTAGATCAAATTGAAATTGGGATAAGATCACAAGTATATAAACAATTTACAGGATTTGCTAATTTCGCAGGTATGCCATCTGAGGGTACATTAGATGCTATCGAAGCAGGGGGCAATACCTTTAATATTGGTCAATATAGCGATTACGGCTTAAGGTATTCTTTCTTTGAGGTATTAATAAGAGAACGCGGAACGGAACAATATACAAGTTTAAATCATGACGGCAGGCCATTCGCAGTGCAAGGCCGCACACCAGTAGATCAATTTAATTTTATACGTATTGGATTACCAAAAAACGATGTACAATATGAAATTAGATTGCGCCCTATTGCTGGCGCGATGATGTTTACAAAATACGCAGCTAGAGTCTGCGTTTTAGATGTGCGAGGGACATTTAATATACCTGGAGGGCTGCAATCTTATGTGGTTAATGCTAGTAATCGATTATATACTATTAGCTATAGAGGTTACCCAGAAAACATTACACAATTAAAAGGCACAAATGGTGTAATGTTTAGGGGTGGGGCACCTTCAAATGGTGGTGTCGCTTCTTTTGGGGCAGTAGATTATAAAACAAATGGGCTGTTAGCTGAAACTATATTTAATACAACTACAATTGTCGGGACAGGTAGTGGTTTAACCGTAAAAGTGAGTGTCGAGGAATTGTCTAGTGAGGGAACTTTGACTGCTTTTGCTAGTTCTAGCAGCCCTAGCTTTGGAATGAAATGGCTGCATACAGATGTATTAAAAGCTGGCGATCCGATAGGAGAAGGAAAAAGGTTTCAAGGTCGTGCTACTTATTCTTATGTAAACCCAGATGGAAATCTTGATTATACAATGGAAATTGAAGTGCTATTAGATTTAGTTTCAGCAAAAACTTCAACGTTTGGGGTATCACAAGGCTATACATTAGGGGGCTATATGTGGATATGCTCAGCAGTACCCTCTGCAAAAATTACACTTACCGGCAATAAAAGCCAGGCTGTAATGAGCCAGGGTCAATACGTTTTGCAAAAGCCACCAAATTCTCCAATTCCGGCTAGCGGCGTTCAAAGTTCTGTTTTAGATTTATTTACAGATGAATCACCAGTTTTTATTGCGTATATCGTACCGGCAAATCCGGGTTCTAACTACGGGACTTCAAGCAGAATACGAATTGATGGTGCCCCGATTAGTTTGCCAAATCTAACGGTACAGGAAATTATTACTTTTGCTCAAACTGAAAATGTATTTGAGACCTATGATGCGGTAGCAGATGTTTATTTATATGATCAACAAGAAGGCAGTCACCAAGCAGGGCCAGAACATCAAGTAGTTTATATAAACGAACAAAGATATAATGAAATCACACCACAATACGACAATATGGCATTAATAGGGCTGCAATTACGTAGCGGTAAGGAATGGAATGATTTCACAAACTTTAGCTATTACGCAAAACAAGGCTGCCAAGTATCGCAAATGATAGATGTTGCTAGTGGCAGTACAAGCGGCTACGGCGCGCCTGGATCACAAATCGGCCCTACAAATCTATTCCCAGAAATATTGCGTCATTTGCTTCGCGCCCCATCATCAGGCGCTGGCAGTTTAATACCAAATAAAATGATTGATTGGGCTGGATTTCAAGAAGCTTGTAAAGTGTGCGTTGCAAATAAATTATTTTACGATGGAGTAATTGGCAGCCCAGTTAATGTACGCGATTGGGCTTATGAACATGCGTCATATTTCTTTTTAGATTTTCTTATTTTAGGCGGCAAGATATCATTGCAACCTACGTTCCCAGTAGCACCAGATCAAGGCATTACAGGCTATTCACTTTATGGTGCATACGATAGGTTACCAAAAATCTCTGCTTTGTTTACCGATGGCAATATTATTGAAGATTCATTGCAAGTTAGTTGGTATCCATCGGAACAACGAATTGCACCGCAAGTACTGGTAACAGTACGCGATGAAGTAGAAGATGGTTTCGCAGAAACACGCAATATCTTGGTAAGACCTAATGATGCTAATTATAAATCATTACAAGTTGAAGCAGTAGATTTTACCGGTTTTTGCACAAGTGCAGCACATGCCGTTGATTTTGCTAAGTTATTAATTCAAACGCGACGATTTGTAACACATACAGTAACGTTTAAAACATTCCCTGAAGGGTTAGTATTAGCACCTGGTGCATACTTTAAACTTTCTAGCCAAGCACGGCATACGGATAGGTTCCAAAATGGTTATGTGCTTAATGATGGCAAGGTTATATCTAGCAGTGAAATATCAGGTTCCCAGTCAGTATATTGGTGGCGGTCAGGCTTTACTGAGGTGCAAGTGGGCACTATGACGGTTGACGCTAACGGCTTTACATCAGCTACATTCGCTGGTGCGGTTTTTACCGTATATACAAATGCTGAAAGTGCCTACGTTTACAAGGCCGAAATTATTTCTTATGATAGTGAGGGGAGCGTAGAAATAAGTGGCAGCCACGTACCAGTCGAGCCGGGTACAGGCAAGATTGCTTACCTAAACTTAGCAAACAACCAATTTGTTGTAGAGAACGAGCAATGAGTTTTTCAGGCCCTGGTTTCCCTGATCTTGTGCCTACTGCACGGTCGATGTCGCCTGGTGATTTTGCAAGCAAGGTATTCCGCTCGCAAAGCGGCATTGAAGCACGGGTGCAATATGGCAATAAAGCATTTAATAAAACATTGGATTTGGAATATAGCAATGTTAGTGAAGCTGATGCGGCTGCAATTTTTGACCATTACCAAAATTGTAAAGGCACGTTGTATATATTTGGCTTGCCAGCAAACCCAAGAAAAGGTAATCCAACGTTTGATCCATCAATTGCAGGAGAAACCAGCGCAACAAATAGGTTTGGCTCAAGGGCGTTTGGCTTAAAATATCGTTATGCGGAACCGCCACAGTTTAATAGCGTGAAAACTGGTCGGATGTCTGTTATAGTGAAGCTAATTGGGGTACTTGACTCATGACTTACTACAGCGGGAAGGACGGCAATCTCACTTATAACGGCAGCCAAGTAGCCAAAGTAAGCAACTGGAGCGTATCTAGCACAGTAGAAACGCTTGATGTTACTAACCTTTCACTCAATGACCGAACTTTTGTGCCGGGTTTACGTAGTAGTACCGGCAGCGCAACAATTTTTTATTATGACCAAGCAGCAGTTCCACTATTAGGACGCATCATAAAAACTGCTGCGGTAGGCGAATCGGATATACTTGCTATTAGGCTTGGGTGGGGCACCAGCAAGTTTATAGAAGGCCCTTGCATTATTACCAGCGGTGAACTTAGTTGTGCTGTTGGCGAGATAATGCAAGCAACAATACAATTCCAATTTACAGGAGCGCCAACTAACGTAGGTCTGTAATGACAGTTTATCTTGGTAATGCAGGCAATATAGAACTTACCCGAGATAGTGGTGACGTAATTCCAGGAACTATAACGCCCTCAAATGTTACTCCTGCCAAGGGCATGTTTAGCTTTGACTTTAGCTCTGGCGCATTTGTAACAGGTGATTTTGTAGAATTTAAAAGCAGTTCAACATTATCATTTATATCAGGGTGGGCGTATTCTAAAGGTAATTTCTTTGTTAATGTAGATCAGCTTGGCGGGTTGCGGTTATATAATACATATTCTGATGCTGTTGCAGGCACATCAGCCAACAGAATTGCATTAGCTGCACCTGGTGCAAATATTGCGGTAAGTTGTAAAATCCTTAATTCAGTACCTAGGATATTAGCAAATATTATACGGTTTGAATTATCAACTGATCGCGAGGCAGTTGACACAACAGGATTAGGTGATGAATTTAGAAATCAATATAGCACTTTGATCACAGGTTCAGGCAGTATCGAGTGTATTTTTGATTATGCAGTCGCGGGCCAAGTTGAAGTTGCAGTGTATTTGCATAATTTATTATTGCGGCAGCAATTTGGCAGTGATTTTAAAGCTAATTTATATATCTTGAGCGAAGGCCAAGCTCAAGGTGCTAATGCTGCAAATGATTCGGTATGGTATGAGATCAGTGGTGTAATGACGCAAGCAGCAATTAACTGTGTTGCAGGCGACATAATTAGCAGTACATTTACATTTGTGACAACAGGGGAGATCAAGCTAAGAGTGCAAACTACTACCTGGGGCGACCTGTTGCTTAACTCTGCGGGTGATAGAATGGTGCTAAGCACCGCTGACGCGGACATCCTAGAAATTGGAGAGGAACTGTAATGGCTAACCAGCGGATAGATCAGCTAAACGCTGAAACAACACCAGCGGCAGCAGATCTGTTGCCAGTATATTCCATTGCAGGTAGTGACACCAAAAAGATTACAGTTAAAAATTTAATGCAGCAAGGCGTTGCGTTAGTTGATGATGCGTCAATACCAGCAGCAAAGGTCAACCTAGGGGCGTTTAATATTGTCAATGCAAACATTGATGCTAGTGCTGCTATTGCTTATAGTAAACTTGCTGCATTAACCAGCGGCAACATTGTTTTAGGTAACAACTCAAACGTTGCGACTAGCACCGCAATCACAGGCGATGTAACTATCAGTAATACAGGCGTTACTACTATTGCTGCTGGCATAATTGTTGATGCCGACATTAACGCTTCTGCTGCGATTGTTGATACTAAGCTTGCCACTATTGCTACGGCTGGCAAAGTATCCAATAGCGCCACGACTGC